TCGAAAAACAGGCGTTCGAGGCTGGGAGGCTGGTGAGGCAGGCCGTCCTGACCGTCCCGGACCGCTACGGCCACGAGCTCGCAGCAGAGACAGAGGTCAACCGTTTCGTCGAGAGGCTCACGAAGGCGCTCGTCGAGGCTCTCGAACAGGCAGCTCATGGAAACGACCCAGGAACTACCGACCCCACCGCTTGATCTGGACGCCTACCGCCGCGGGTATGCAAAGGGCATCCGCCCCGAGCGCCTGCTTTCGCTGCTTGAGTGGGCCGACGAGCACCGCTACCTCTCAAGCAAGTCGAGCGCAGAGCCTGGGAAGTTTCGCTCGACCCGCACCCCGTACATCCGCGAGGTCATGGAGGCGCTCTCAAACGGGTCGCCTTATGAGGTCGTCGTGCTCATGTTCGGGGCGCAGCTTGGGAAAACCGAGACGCTCGTCTCCTGGATGGGCTACATCGCTGACGCCGCTCCCGCTCCCTGCATGATCGTGCAGCCATCGCTCGACATGGCGAAGCGGTTCTCGAAGCAGAGGCTCGACCCCCTTTTCGAGGACACTCCGAAGCTCCGCGGGAAGCTGAAGCCTGCTCGTGAGCGCGACTCTGGGAACTCTCAGCTCGCGAAACTCTTTGAGGGCGGGATGTTCATCATCTCAGGCTCAAACTCCCCGGCCTCGCTGCGCTCCGCCCCGATCCGCTACCTCGCGCTCGATGAGGTCGACGGTTACGGGATCACCGAGGAGGGGCATCCGATCGAGCTTGCGATGGCTCGCACGAAAACCTTTTCGAGGCGAAAAATCCTCATCACTTCAACCCCTACGGTCGAGGGGGGATCAAACGTCGAGGAGTTTTTTCTCCAGGGGGATCAGCGGTTTTTTTTGGTACCCTGTCCCACCTGCGGCGAGTTCCAGCGATTAAAGTGGGAGCGGGTAAAGTGGGAGGAGGGAAACCCGGAGAGTGCTCATTTCACCTGCGAGGCGAACGGGTGCCGGATCGAGGAGAGAGAAAAGACCGAGATGCTCGAGGCCGGGAAGTGGGTCTCAAGCGCGGTCCCAAAAAACCCGAAGGTCGCCTCATTCCATCTCAACTCGCTCTACTCTCCGCTCGGGTGGTTTGGACTATCGGACGCGGTTCGGATGTTCGAGCGCACGAAAGGCTCTCAGGAGCTCCTGCGGGCTTTCACGAACACCTACCTCGCGCTCCCGTTCATCGAGAAGGGCTCGGCCCCGGAGTGGGAGAAGCTCTATCGGAGGCGCGAGGACTACACGATCGGGACCGTCCCGGCTGGGGTCGTGTTCCTCACCGCAGGAGTCGACGTTCAGGGAAACCGCATCGAGTACGAGGTGACGGGCTGGTGCAGGGACCGCTCGAGCTTCTCGATCGAATACGGGCAGTTACTCGGCGACACGGCCTCGGTCGACGCTCCGGTCTGGAAGGAGCTCGACGCGCTCCTCTCGAGAGACTTTGAGGGAGAGGGTGGGGAGCTCTACCAGATCAAGCTCCTGGCTATCGACACGGGATTCAACACGCAGACGGTTTACTCGTGGTGCAGGCGTCACCCTGGGAGCAGGGTCGCCGCGGTCAAGGGATCGGCCACCGCGGCCTCGATCATCGGCATCCCTCGCCCGGTCGACGTGACGACGGGAGGAAAGCAGATCAAGCGCGGGCTCAAGCTCTGGTCGGCTGGTGTGTCGCTCGTGAAGTCGGAGCTCTACGGGCTCCTCAACCTCGAGCCCCCGCTGAGAGAGGGCGACCCGTACCCTCCGGGCTACTGCCATTTTCCGCAGTACGACGAGGAATACTTCAAGATGCTGACCGCAGAGCAGCTCCTCGTTCGCACGGTGAAGGGCTTTCGCAGATACGAGTGGGTCAAGATACGCGACCGAAACGAGGCTCTCGACTTGCGGGTCCTGAACCGAGTCGCAAGTGCGATCCTCGGGATGGACAGGTGGAAGCAGAGCGCCTGGGACGCGATGGCTCCGGCAGAGCTTGAGGAGCAGCCCCAGGAGGAAAAGCCCATCGCACCGGCCTCACCGGAAGCGCCTCGAGCGACTCCCAGGCCCGCGGCTCCAGTGCAACGCAGGAAATCCTCGTACTGGTAAACCCTGCACGCGGCGAAAGTGTATCCAATGGCTTGGACCAATAACGATCTTGCAGAAATCAACAAGGCGATCGCCTCTGGTACGCTCCACGTCAAGTATGCGGACCGCGAGGTCCAGTATCGGTCGCTTGAGGAGATGCTGAAAATCCGCGACCTGATCGCGAAGGAGGTCGCAGGCTCCGAAGCTACCTCCCCGACGCGGAGGCTCGCTCAATTCTCAAAGGGCCTCGACGATGCGTAAACGCAGCATTTTCGACAAGATTCTCGGCTATTTTGCGCCCAAATCCGCTCTATCTCGAGAGAAGTCGCGGCTCGCACTCGAGATGCTCGGAGAAAGGCGCTTCGAGGCTGCTGCAAAGTCGCGCAGGACTGCCCACTGGAACTCGCCCGGAACCGACGCGAACTCCGCAAACTCGGGCGCGATTCAGACGCTCAGGAACCGCTCACGCGACATGGTTAGAAACGACGGCTATGCTGCTCGAGCCGTTTCGGCCATCGTCGAGCACACGGTCGGGACCGGGATCGTCATGAAGCCGACCGGCAAGGCCAAGGGCAAGGTCAAGGCCGCTGCTGACGCTTGGAAAATCTGGGCCGACTCGACCGCCTGCGACTATGACGGGAGGCATGACTTCTACGGCCTCCAGGCGCTTGCGTTTCGCTCTGTCGTCGAGTCTGGTGAGGTGCTCATTCGCCGGGTCCGCACGACCGATGCGATCCCGCTCAAGCTCCAGGTCATCGAGTGCGACTACCTCGACCACCTGAAAAACGAGCGACTCGACTCTGGAGGGTACATTCTCCAGGGCGTCGAGCACGACAGGACGGGCGCGCGTGTCGCCTACTGGCTTTTCGAGCAGCATCCGGGCGACGCGACTGTCGGGTCGGCTGGTGCGTCGGCTACCTCTAAGAGATTCAACGCCGTCGACATTCTGCACGTCTATCGGCAGGACCGCCCAGGGCAGATCCGCGGCACGCCCTGGATCGCTTCGGTCGCCGTCACGCTCAAGGACCTGAGCGACTTCGAGGACGCCCAGCTCATGCGCCAGAAGGTCGCGAGCTCCTGGGCGCTGTTCATCCACGACACCGAGGCCCCGCTCGATCCGACCGGATCGACGGCTCCGATCATCGACAAGGTGGAGCCTGGCCTCATTGAGATCCTCCCTCCCGGAAAGGACATTAAGTTCGCATCGCCTCCGGGTGTCGACGGCTACTCCGAGCACGTCAACCAGCTCCTTCGGCGCGTGGCCGCGGGGATGGGGATTTCCGCTGCGGCCCTGACTGGCGACCTCTCGCAGGTCAATTTCTCCTCGGGCCGCATGGGATGGCTCGAGATGCAGCGGAACATCGAGGCGTGGCGCTGGAGGATTCTCGTCCCCGTGCTCTGCGACCGTGTTTGGGGCTGGTTCACCGAGGCCGCTTTCCTGGGGGGCTACCAGCTTCAGGGAGTGCTCCCTGTTTGGACGCCTCCTCGCCGCGAGATGATCGACCCGAACTCAGAGCTCACCGCCCAGGTCAACGCGATCCGCGCAGGGGTGACGACGCTCTCTGAGGTCATCCGCTCGAACGGCTACGATCCGGCGGAAGTGCTCTCGGAGCGAGCCGAGGACGACGCGCTGCTCGACAAACTCAGCATCACTTTAGACTCAGACCCTAGACGCATCATGAAATCAGGCGGCCTACAGCCGAACGTGGGAGGCTCATGAAAAAGCAGATCAAATCACTGACTCGTGCGGCGGAGTTCCATCCGTCGACGGCAAACAAGGAAAGCCGGACCGTCGAAATGGTCTGGACGACCGGCGCTCGTGTCCTGCGCTCGTCGCTCTGGGACGGGGCTTTCTATGAGGAGCTCGCGGTCTCCGAGCAGGCCGTGGACCTCTCGAGGCTCAACTCTGGAGCTCCGTTCCTGAACTCGCACAACCAGAACGCGCTCTCGGACGTGCTCGGCGTGGTCGAGCGCGCCTGGGTGAAGGACGGCGAGGGCCGTGCGATCGTGCGTTTCTCTGAGCGCGAGGACGTGACTCCGATCTGGGAGGACGTGGCCTCCGGGATCATCCGAAACGTCTCGGTCGGTTACCGGGTGAATAGGTTTGAAAAAGTAGGGGAACAGGACGGGACGCCGATCATGCGCGCGACCTCCTGGCTCCCGTTTGAGCTGTCCGCAGTCGCGGTCGGTGCTGACGGAAGTGCAGGATTCCGCCAGGCCGATGATGAGAACACCTGCGAAATTGAAGGAACGGAAACGATGGACACGACGAATGAAGCCGTGACCGAGGTGAAGGCCGAAGAAGCCCAGGCCCCGGTGGTGGAAGCCGCCGCTCCCGCTCCTGCTCCCACCGTGGAAACTCCTTCGGTGGACGCAGAGGCAGTGCGGAAGGAAGCCGCTGAACAGGAGCGCACTCGCGCTCAAGTGATTTTTGAAACCGTCGCCCAGGCGAATCTCGGAGTCGAGATCGCTCGAAAATTGATCGAGGCGGGCACCTCGGTCGAAAACGCTAGAAAGGAAATCATCGAAATGATCTCGACCAAAGACCAGATCCAGACCGCCCGCATTGAAGCAGGCGCTCAAGACGAAGTTCAGACCAGGAAAGAAGCCGCAACCGAGGCGCTGCTTCACCGCTCCAATCCCCGGATGTTCAAGCTCGAGGAAAAGGCCCGCGGTTTCGTCGGCATGAGCCTCGTCCGCATGGCCGAAGATTTCATCGGCAACGTCCGCGGCATGACCCGCTCGCAGGTCGCTCGCCGCGCAATGGTCTCCTCCGACTTCACCGAAATCCTCGGCAACGTCGCAGCCAAGACCCTGCGCGCTGCCTACATGGCGCAGCCCAAGAGCTTCGAGCCTTTCGTCACGAAGGGCACGCTTGCCGACTATAAGCCCGCCAAGCGTGTTGCGATCGGCGACGCTCCGAGCCTCCTCGCGGTGGCCGAGGGTGAGGACTACGAAACCGGAACGGTCGGCGAAGGAGCCGAGCAGATCACGCTCGGAAAGTATGGCCGAATCCTGTCGATCTCGGAAGAAGCCATCCAGAACGACGACCTCGGTGCGTTTGCTCGCCTCCCGGCACTGTTCGGGAACGCAGCCGCTCGCCTCGAGAGCTCGCTCGTTTATGGCGTGCTGCTCAATAACCCGAACATGGCCGATGCAAAGGCCCTGTTCCACGCTGACCACGGGAACCTCGCATCGGGCTCTGAAATCGACCTGGCGAGCCTGAACGCAGCTAAAAAGCTCATGCGGACCCAGAAGGGGATCGGCGCTCTGGACTATCTGGACATTGCTCCAGCGTTCCTCGTCGTCGGCCCGGACCAGGAAGTCGCAGCAGCTCAGATGCTCTCGAGCGCGATCGTCCCGAACTCGATCAACGAGGTCAACCCGTTCGCAGGCTCGATGCAGCTCATCGTCGACCCGCGCATCACCGGGAATAAGTGGTTCCTGATCGCTTCGCCCTCGACGGTCGACACGATCGAAGTCGCCACCCTGGAAGGCATGAACGGACCAGAAATCTCGAGCGATACCTGGTTCGACGGCGACATTCTCAAGTGGAAGGTCAAGCACGTGGTCGGCGTCAAGGCGATCGACTACCGCGGCATGGTCTACAACCCCGGCCAGTAATCAGCCACCACGGGGAACGAGTGGGGGGCTGCCACGGAAGGTGGCCCCCCGCCCTTAAAAGATGAGCGCCTGGACGAACCTCACCGACACGATCCTCAAGCTCTCGACCGATGTTTTCGGCGAGCGGGTGGTCTATTGTCCGGCGACAGAGCCATCGTTCGAGATCCGGGCGATCTTTGACGCCAAGTTTGAAATGGTCGACCCAGGCGGGGTGCTCATTCAAAGCGCGCAGCCACGCCTCGGGGTGTGGCTTTCTCAGTTTTCAAAGGACCCGGCAGAGGGGGACCGCGTGGAGATTCGCGGGACGCTCTATGACGTGACCGAGTTTCAACCCGACGGCCAGGGTGGGGCGACCCTGATCCTTCACAGGTGCTCTCGTGCATAAGCGCCAGGCGATCCGCGACGCCATCGTGGACAAGCTCAAGGGCCACACGGCCTGCGGGGAGCGAGTATTCTCGAACCGCGGGCGATCATTTTTCGCCTCCGAGCTCCCGTCGATCACGGTCTACACCGAGAGCGAGAGCTCCGAGGTGCTGAACTATCCCCAGGCCACACTCAAGCGCACGCTCACTCTCATCGTCGAGGCGGCAACGGTTCAGGACCAGCACATCGACAACGAACTCGATGAACTCTGCCTGGAGATCGAGGCCGCGCTCCCAACCGAGACTAGGCCAGCACTCGGGAACCTCGTCCAGCGGATGATCCTCTCTGGGACCGAGATCGGCCTGGCGGAAAAGGGCGAGCAGATCATGGGGTCGGCTAGGATGACCTTCGCGGTCGAGTACGAGGGAGAATGAGGCAGAAACCCTGCACCGATGTTGAATTAAAACGAAAAAGGAGACCTAGAAAATGGCACTGACGACTCGTTCGATTTTTGGAATTCACCAGTTTTCTCCATACAAACTTGCCACGGGCGAGTTCTACGGCACGATCAAGTGCCTCTCTGGGAGCTCGATGGAGCTCTCCGGCGAGACCGTGAAGCTCGAAGGCGGATCTTCGAAATTCCCGTTCGCCTCTGAGAGCGGAAAAATCTCGTCCACCTTGAAGCTCAAGGTGAAGGAATATCCCGCCTTTTTGTTTGAGCTCTGCTTCGGCAAAGCCCCCACCGAAAGCTCGAGCGTCTCGAGCGGTGAAGTGGTTGGCCTTGCGGACGTTGTGGGCGACAGCATCACCGACGCGATCTCCGCAGTCGCCGTGACCGCATCGCAGTCGGCGAAGTTCGGGAAATATGTTCTGAAGGCCGTCGACTCTGACACCCTGGCCGTTTACTGCTCGACCGACATTGACTTCGGCAAGGGCACCGCGGTCGAGTACGAGGACGACTCGCTCAAGATCGCAGAAATCACGATCGCCTCTGGATCGAACGTGATCGCTTCCCTGGGGCTCACGATCACCTCTGGCTCGCCCTCGTTCACCGAGGACGACACTGCGGTTTTCGAGGTGCTCCCGGCCCATTCCTCCAAGCTCGAAGTGACGATCGGAAATCCCTCCGACGTGACTCCTGAGTTCGGGGCTCTCGTGATGGCCGAAAAGCGCGGCGACGGCTCGATCTTCGCCGTCGACTGCTTCCGCCTCAAGGCAGCAGCAGGAATGGGGATCGGCTTCGAGGAATCGGCGTTCTCAGAATCCGAAATCACCCTGGATGCGCTCTATTCCGCAGAAAAAAGCGGCGTGTTCAAGGTTATTTCGCTCAAGTGATCTAGGGGTCTCCTTTTTGGGGGTCGGGCTCCGTGCTCGGCCCCCATTTTTGGAGGCTCTGAAACCTCGCACCGGCCTATCCTGTAGCCCATGAAACTCAAGCCCCTGACGCTCGCCGAAATCTGTCCCGAGGATGCGGAGTTCACGCTCGCTTCCGGGAAAACCTACACGATCCGAAAGTTCACGCTCGCAGACCAGGCGTGGGTTCAGAAGACCTTCGGGGGGCAGAACACACTCCAGCACGCTTTCTCGGACCCCGAGAACCTGCTCCGGATCGTCTTTCACCAGCTCGAGATCGGCCAGCAGAAGGAGTTCGCTCCGGTCGAGGTCGAGCGGGTGGACGAGGACACTGGCGAGCTCGTGGTCGAGCGGGTGGGGGGATGGCGGAGGTTTGCAGCCTCGATCACGAACACCGCGGTCGATATGCAGAAGATCGCCGAGGCTCTGACGACTGCGATCGTGGGCTCGAGCGCACTGCTCGACGAGGAGGCAGAGATCGCGGTGGCAGGGGAAGAAAAAAAAACAGCCCCGAGGACTGGGGGGCGATCTTCGACCTCATCGCGAGCGAGTACGGCTACAGCTTCGCAGCTATCCGCGGGATGACGCTGAGAGAGATCCAGACCGCTCTCCGGTGCATCGCCTCCAGGCGGAACGAGCGAAACAGGTTCGAGGCCGCGCTTCACGGGGTGGAGCTCAAGGCCGAAAAGAAGGTTGAGGCGAAGATGGACCCGGCGAAAGCCGCGTTCATCGACGAGCAGATGAAACGACTGATCGCTGAACGCAGGGGGGCATGACGTGGCGAACGAGGTCAAAAGCTCGGTCAATATCACAATCGGGGCGAACGCTGACGCCCTCAATAAAGCGTTTGACGAGGCCCAGGCTCGTGCGAACAGCTTCTCAAACAAGCTCGCAAAGGCGGCAGCACTCGGCGCGACGGCATTCATCACGCTCCGCGACGGGGTGATCGGGACGGTCGAGGCGTTTGCTGAAAGCGAGGCGGCCTCCAAGCGCCTGGACGCAGCCCTCCTGAACCAGGGCCTCCTGACGACCGAGCTCCGCGAGAAGTATTCAAGCCTCACCGACGAGCTTTCACTCCTGACCGGCCAGGACGATGACGCGATCAAGGGGATGCTCGCCACTGCCCAGGGCATGATGGGCGCGCAGCAGATCACCTCGGAAATGGTCAAGGCCGTGGCGGACCTCTCCGCCGGAATGGGGATCGACCTTGCCGATGCGTTTGAGAAGGTCGCAAAGACTGTCGGCACCGGGACGAACGCTCTCGGGAGGCAGGGATTCGCGCTCGACGCGACGATGACGAAGACCGAGCGGATGGCCTCGATCATTCAGCAGATCGAGCAACGCTACGACGGGCAGGCGCGCGCATCTCAGACCGTGGGGACTGCGATCTCGAACCTCGGCGTGCAGTTTGGGAACCTTCGCGAGGAGATGGGAAGGCGCTTCGCCCCGATCGTCGAGACGCTCACCAAGGGACTGACCTCGCTTGTCACAGTCGTCCTGAGAAATCCTGCGATTATCGATTTCGCTGCAAACGTGGCGCTCGCAGCAGCAGCGGTTCTGGGTCTGGTCTCCGGGGTGCTCGCGGTCAAGGCAGCGATCGCGCTTCTCGCCCCTGTCTTTGCGGTCATCGTCTCACCGCTTGGGCTCTGGGTCGCAGGGATCGCCGCGGTGATCGGGGCGGGCTATCTGCTCATCAAGCACCTCGATGACATTAAGGCAGCCTGGGTCGGGTTCTCAAAGAACATCTCGACCCTCGGAGAGGGGCTCGTCGAGCTCCTCAAGGGAGTTTTCACGCTCGACACTGAGGCTTTCAAATCAGGTCTCGACCAGCTCAAGGCGTACTGGAAGCAGAGCCTCGAGGACATGAGGAAGGAGCAGCCCCCCGAGCTCCCGAAATTAACCGAGAGCGAGGCGCTCGCAGCCCAGAACGCTGAAAACGCGAAGATCAGGGCGAAGGAGGAGGCCGACCGCGAATCCCATCGCCTGCGCCTCCAGGAGATCGAAAAGAATAAAACCGAGGCGATCATCCTCCAGACGCAAGTCGGGACAAAGGATCTCGTTGACCTCAAAAACCAAGAGAACTCGCTCCTCGAGCAGCTCGACAAGGAATTCGGCGACTCTGAGGTCGGACGAAACTCCGAGCGCATCGCGGCGATCAAGGAACAGATCGCCCTGAACCATGAGGAGCAGTATCTGGCCGAGGTCGCCCACAAGGACCGGATGGCCGAGCTCGATGCAGTCTACGCCCAGACCAAGCTCGACGCTCAGGCGATGGGATTTCAGACCGAGCTTGATCTCACGCAGCAGCAGCAGAACCAGCTTTTCGCGATGGCGCTCTCGGAAAAAGAAGCAAAGCAGCAGGTCAACTTTGACCTCGTGAAGGCGAACATCGATCGAAACAACGCATTTTTGAAGGATCAGGCCCGCTACGGCGAGACCTACGCGAAGGTCAACCGGGCACTTCACTCCCAGGAGATCGGCCTTGCGACCGAATCCGCGAATCAGCTCGTGGAGCTCGGGGCCTCAAAAAATAAAACCCTCCAGGCGATCGGCAGGGCCGCGGCAGTGACCCAGATCGGCATTGATACGGCTCAGGGTGCGGCCTCGATTTTCGCGCGCCTCAACGCACTTCTCCCGCTCCTCGCTCCGGCGATCGGTGCCGCTGGTGCTGCGGCGATTGTCGCTTTCGGTGCAGAAAAGACCCGCGCGGTCCTGCAAGCAAACACGGGGGGCATCGTGCCTGGATACGGCCCGAACATGGACAGCGTTCCCGCGATGCTGACCCCAGGGGAGCTCGT